TGGATCAAGCATGTTCTTAGATCCGGTTTTGGTTCAAAAGTCTATCCCTAGTGGTAGCATTTCAAAACAATCAACATGGTATTACGATACCTGCGAAAGGTTGACGGATTCTCCTCGAATCCCGATTCCCATTTCGATCCGTTTGCTTGCGAAGCTTTCTTGGCTGTCGGTTCCGATAGTCAAAAGGCTTTTGTTTCTGATGTCAGAAGCCAGTGGCATAGACCCTCCGGGGATCGTGCCCTCTTGGACGAAGGGCTGCTGAAGTACAACATTACCACCCCGAAAAGGTGCTATGATGGTGATTACTTAGCCATTCTGAAGAGAACTTTTGATGAGATGGAACCTCGCACCAAACTGATTCCTTTGACTCTCGGCGCCGCCGCCGCTCATCCCGACTTTCCACGGACTACCTCTCCCGGTTTTCCCTGGGTTTTCCAGGATAAGCACACAAAAGCTGAAGTGCTGGCCGACACTGCTTCAGTTGGCAAGATACACCGCGCTTGGGATTCAATAGGACGTGGTATTCCCTGGTCCCTCCCTGACTCTATGGCTTATCATCGCGTCATCGCCTCCCCAAAGGAGAAGGTGAAGGTGCGGCCTGTCTGGGGGTATCCTGTCGATGTCATACTGGAGGAAGCTCGCTTCTTCTTCCCGTTCTTCAAGTACATCAAGGATAAATGCAACGTCGACGACGTGTGCTATGGTTTAGGTATGGAGACTGCTCGTAGTGGTCACCATCATCTGGCTCGTAGCTTCACTGAGTCACCCTCTTCTCTCGCGTTGTGTTGCGACATTTCAAATTTCGATGCCCGTGTTCCAGCGTGGATTATCAGAGACTGTTTCTCGTTTCTGTCCTCCTGGTTCGACTTTTCTAAGGTCGAAGATTCTGAAGGCAAAATATGGAACGTCAAGGTTGAACAGACCACCCGTCGTTGGAAGGCAATGGTTTCCTACTTCATCAACACCAAGGTTCGCTCTCCCTCTGGACTTCGAGTTCAGAAGGCGCATGGCATACCCTCTGGTTCGATGTGGACCAATCCAATCGACACTTTCGTCAACGCCGTTCAAACCCGAGTCGCTATTCGCCGCGTCACCGGTCATCTTCCCACCAAGGACTATTACTTTGGTGATGATGGCGTGGTGTTCATTCGCGACAGCTCGCTCGATCTGGACGCAATGGCTCACGAACTTAGTTCGACTTTCGGCGCAATCCTCTCGGTAGACAAGACGATACTGACAGACAATGTCTGCAATATCCAGTGGCTAGGCTACTTCTATCGCCCTGAAGGTCCTCGCAGATCCATGGACTTTCTGATCGCCTCGTCTATCTACCCTGAACGTGAGGTTGAGCATCCGCTCGAGTCATGTTCTAGGTTGCTAGGTCAGATGTACTCTTGCATGGACCCCCATGCGGCAGTGTTCTTCTATGACGCTACCCAGTACCTCCTCCGACAACATGAGCTCAACGTTGAGACTCTCGACAGCTATGTCCGGTCCAAGTCGATCAAGGCTTACAAGTATTTGATCACCTTAGGTTTAACACCTGAGGAGATTGTTACTCCTGATTGCTTCCCGGATCCCTTTGGTCAGCGCTACATTCCGGCTGTCCTTCCTCGCCCCTGTGCTCGACGATTCGTGCATATGCGCAGTCAAACGTTACCTCCCTACGCGTTCGCTCCCGAAGCTTACGCAAACCCGGGTTTTCGCCCGTCTGGATTTCTCGATTTCGATAAATTTCAACTAACATACGACAATCCTCACGACTACCACGAAGACTCTGGTTACTTCACTTCTTAGTGATCGCCGC